TGAATCTTATATAGAACATGGTAGTAATTTTGTAAATTATTTGGATGGCGAGTTTTCTGTTTGTTTGCTGGATTTAAAAAAACAAATTCTAGTGGTATCATCCGATATTTTCAAGACCAAACCTTTATTTTATTCTATTGAAAACAAATACATTGGTATAAGCACATTCAAAACGCCGTTACAAGATTTAGGATTTTCCGATATAAAATCTTTTGAAAAAAACAAGTGTTTAGTTATTGATCTACAAACTCTAACTGTAAAAGAAATAAAGTCTGTTTACACTTTTAATATAACCCAATACAAAAATTCATATGATGACTGGATATTTGCATTTGAAAAATCAATACAAAAACGAACACTAACAAACAAAAACTTATTTATTGGATTGAGTAGTGGATATGATAGTGGTGCTATTTGTTGTGAATTATTAAAACAATATAAAAAATTTAACGTATATAGTGTAATAGGAAATGAAAATGACGATGTTTTAAACAAACGTTTTGAAATAATTCAAAACAATAACATAAAATTTACTAAAATTAACAAAAACGAAGAATTATATAATACTCACAATAATTACATAAACAAAAATACCGAAGAATTTTTTTACACAATTAATAGTTCTTCTTCGGATTACAAAGAACGAATAAAATTATCACAAGATGGTGGGTCCAATTGGTTCTCGTCGGTATGTTCTTTAGCTAAAGTGGATAATTGTTTAATATGTTTATCAAGCGTAGGAGCTGATGAAATTATTTCAGATTATGGTTTTAATGGAATTAAATATTATAATCATTCCAACTTCGGCGGTCTGTTTCCACACGATCTATCTTCAATATTTCCATGGAACAGTTTTTATAATTCTACGATGGAATCATACATAGCAAAAGAAGAATATGTCGGGGGGTCGTATGGACTGGAAATAAGATACCCATTTTTAGATAAATTATTAGTTCAAGAATTTTTAAATCTAAATCACAATTTAAAAAATGCTGAATACAAATCTGTAATCTCTAATTATCTTAAGAAAAATAATTTTCCGTTTGAATATAATGTAAAAAGAGGATTTTAAATGAATATATTAGTAACAGGAGGTAATGGATTTATAGGCAGTCATTTTATAGAAGAACTTTTTAAAAGAAATGATGTTGTCAAACTTTACAATCTAGATATAGATACGTATGCTGCAAACAAGAACTTACCATTTGATAAAGACAGTCGTTATCAAAAATTAAAAATAGACATATCACATTCATATTTAAATCAAAAATATTATTTTGAATCTCTAGATTTAGATTATGTTGTTCATTTTGCGGCTGAGTCTCACGTAGATAACTCAATTACAACACCACGAAAGTTTATTGACACAAATATAGTAGGTACTTTTAATTTATTAGAGTTTTTTAAAGATTCAAATATTAAAAAATTTATTCACATCTCAACGGACGAAGTGTTTGGTAGCCTAAATTACAAAGAAGGACCATTTGATATAGACAGTCCTTACAAACCCAACAGTCCGTATGCTGCTAGTAAAGCTGCAAGTGACTTATTAGTAAGAAGTTATGTAAAAACTTACAAGTTTCCGGCAATAATTACTAACTGTAGCAACAATTTTGGCCCTCGACAATTTCCGGAAAAATTAATACCATTATCAATTAATAAATTAAAAAACAAAGAAACTATACCTCTATATGGCAATGGTTCCAACGTAAGAGATTGGATTTATGTAAAAGACCACGTTAACGCAATTATACGTATTCTAGAAGAAGGTATCGTTGGGAGTCAGTATTTGATAGGAGGAGATAACGAAATATCAAACTATGAGTTGATTCATTGTATCAAAGAAGCATATGAGGAACTAACAACGACAAATGTGGATTGGAAATGGTTTCAGTATGTAGATGATCGTAAAGGTCACGATTTAAGATATTCCATCAATAATTGGGAACTAAAACAACAATTTCCCGATTTAAAATTAAGCGATTTTAAACAATCGTTAAAAATAACAATACAAAGTTATCTATAACATGAATCTATTAGTTACAGGAGGCAACGGATTTATAGGATCTCATTTCATTGAAAAAAACATAAATAATAAAAATTTTTCATGTATATACAATATAAGTCGTAAACCAAGACCAACATCTTTACCGTATCAGTACAACGAAAAATACAAAGAACTTAATTTGGACTTATCGGACGAACGTGTAATAGATAAAAAAAACATATTGTTAAATCTTGAAATTGATCATGTAATACATTTCGCTTCATACAGTAATATAGATGACTCCATAAAACATCCCAGTTTATTTGTAAAATCAAACATAACAAGCTTGGTAAATTTATTAGAATGTTTTAAAAATTCACGTGTTAAAAAAATAATAAATATATCTACATACGAAGTCTTTGGTAACAACATTAACAAATCGGATTTAAATTATCAACCCAAAAATCCGTATGCTATATGTAAAACAACGAATGAATATTTTTGTCAGTATTATTCAAATTGTTATGGACTAAATGTAATAACTACTAACTGTAGTAACAATTTTGGGCCGAGACAATCTTTAGATAAATTTATACCTACGTGTGTTAATAATTTAAAAAACAAAAACAAAATCAAATTATATGGCAAAGGCAAAAATATTCGGAATTGGTTGTATGTGGAAGATCACGTTGACAGAATAACCGAAATTTTATTTAATCAAAACAATCAACCGAGACATATTATATTGGGCGAGAACTATATAAGTAATTATGATTTAATACACAAGATAAAACACATATATACAAAACTAACGAATGATAATATATTGGATAATTGGTATGAACACATAGAAGACAGAAAAGGACACACAGATTATAACTTATCGGAAATACCAAAAAACAATCTACTTAACTTTGATGATTCGCTTGAAAAAACGATACAAAGTTATTTATAAAGTATTTGTATAAATAGCTAATTTGGGATTCGCATATCCGAATTTTTTAACTAATTGACCCGCAACACTATTTGCTTCGTCTTCAATTTCTCCACCTATATCTTGTGTAGGTTGATCTAGTTTACCAGACTGATTTTGATGATGATGAATTAATTCGTGAGCTATACTTCTTAAAACATCTGCCATTCCTCTATTTTTACAATATACTTTAATTAATCCGTTATTTGGATCATAATAAGCATAAGTTTTTAAATCTCCGTCTCGTTGAGTAACCAACTTAACTTTAAATGGTTGATTTAAAGACAATTCGTCATTTACAAATTTCAGAAATTTAACTACTATATATTTATTTATACTATCCATATTAGGTTAATGTTAGTAAATATTTAAGTTTATTCAAACTACCCAACATTTCATCTCGTATATTTAATAAATCAGTATCAGTTTCTTCAAGATCTTTAGGCAAATCATTTACTAAATAATTAATATATTGATCAATAAAATCAACTACGCCGTTATTATTATAGTTACTTAATTCAATTTTAAAACCTTCACGACTTTCAATTCGGCCATATTTTCCCATAAACGTCTCAACAAATTCGTCTATCTTATCAGTTAAATCACCGTATGTATCTCCAAATGCTTGATGTTGAGCATAACTTTCTGTTTGCCAGTGGTTAATTTTAAGTTGATTGTGCAATGTCAATAAATTAGTTACTATCATATATAATATAAATATAACAAAAATTAAGTAACAACTTCTACTTTGCAATTTTTCTTATCAAATAACGCTTCGTCTATAATATAACGAACTATACAATCACATCTACTTTTAAAATCAACAAAACGTACACCTTCCGGTTTCCAAATTTTTATAGTATTAGTATCTTTTATTTCAAAACGAATACCGTTTATTAACCCCCTCTTTTTGATTGTAAGATTCATTTACTATAAATATAACATAAAAATAACAACACGTAAATATAAAAAAAATTCATTAAAATATTTGTAAATTCAAAACTATATATTGAAAATGAAAATTGAGTTACAAGATTATTTAAAGAAAAAATTTCCAATATTATACCCAAAAAATTTTGAATTTGAATGTGGTGATGGGTGGTTTAAAATAATATTATGGTTGAGTAGATATCTTGAAATGTATATTACACAACAAAATGAAATGTCTTGTAAAAACCCACAATATTACCAACCTGTAAAACAGTTTGTAACATTACAAGTAAAACAAAAATTTGGCACATTACGATTCTATTACGAAGGTGGTAACGAACATATAAGATCAATAATAGAATTTACAGAATTTATATCCGGTTATATATGTGAAAAAACAGGTCATACAACCAATGTTGGATATAATAAAAAAGGATACATACAGGTACTACGTGAAGAATTAACACCAAATAAAAAAGACTTTAACTTTGTCGACGACGAAGAGTTACGAACATTATTAAAAAACTATGACGAAAAAACTAACATTTAAATCACAAGACGAAGACATTTCTACCGATAAACAAAAGTTCATATCTATAATAGACAATAACGAATTGTACTTTTACAACGACGTTAACAATGAATCTGTCTTTATTTTAAATAAATCATTAAACGATCTGTCTAGACAACTTTTAATAACAAAAATTAATTTTGATTTACAAGAAACTCCTCATATAAAATTACACATCAACAGTGATGGTGGAGAAGTATTTGGCGCATTAAGTATCGTTGACCGAATTACATCATCAAAAGTTCCTGTACATTCATATGCTGAAGGATTAGTCGCTAGTGCTAGTACTCTTATTAGTGTTTGTTGTCATAAAAGATATATTCGCAAAAATAGTATATTACTAATACACCAAGTAAGAAGTTGGTTTGAAGGTACATACGAAGATTTTAATGACGAAAAACAAAACATGGATTTAGTGATGAAAATTATCAAAAATGTTTATTTAAAACACACCAAATTTAGTGAAGATGAACTAAACACTTTACTAAAAAGAGACATTTATTTAAACGCCGAAGACGCAATTCGTTATGGACTCGCCGACGAGATTATCTAAAGAAGGATATGTTTATATCATAAGTAATAATAATTTTCCTGGTTATTACAAAGTAGGAGTAACAAATGATATAAAAGCTCGTTTACGTAATTATCAAACATCATCACCTCTTCGTAATTATAAAATAGAGTATTTTATACATCATCCGGATTGTTATAAAGCCGAAAAGAAAATAGCAGAAAAACTTAAATATTTCGCCACTGAAATAAAAAATGAGTGGTTCAAGTGTGACCTTGAAATCGTAAAGGGTAGATTAGATGAAAGTTTAGAACCCGAAGAAAATCTCTTGACTTTTTTTAAAAACGTAGTATAGTTATATCATAGTTATGAGCACAATTGCTAATAAATTGATATGTTTAAATCTTAATAAAAGTTGGCAACCAGTAGGTTTTAAGACCGTAAAAGATGCTATTATAGATCTTTGCGGATCAGAAGCAGACGGTAAACCAACAAGCCTTGCATTAGACATTGATTACACATTAGATAGTAACGGAGAACCTAATCTATCAGAACCTTCAGCTATGAATCCGGTGAGTTGGAGTGAGTGGATTAAACTGCCGATTCGTAGTTGGGATCTTGTTATACACTCCGCTCACATGTCTATTCGTGTACCAACTGTTATCATTGCTACAAATTTCAACAAAATGCCTGTTAAGTCATTTAAAGGAAAGCCTAGCAAAGATGCTATATACACCCGTGACAATGGTATGTGTCAATATACCGGTAAAAAAATAGACAGAAACAATGCTACAGTTGACCACATTATACCTCGTAGTAGAGGCGGAGAAGATACATGGACAAATTTGGTGTTATGTTCTAAAGATGTTAACTCAAAAAAGGGTAATCGTATGAACAACGAAGCTGGGTTGAAATTAATAAAAAACCCAACCGTTCCAAATCCAGTACCAGTATCAGCCTTGATACGTGAAGCAAAACACAAAGACTGGGAACACTTTTTAATGAGTGTTTAACACAAAAAGATATAATCTTCGGGTTATATCTTTTTTTATTTATATTTATTGTATGTGGACCAATACAATAAATTTTTATTAGAAGCATATCGTGGCGGATTACGTGCTTGGTTTGGCAAAGGACCTGTAGGCAGTTCAAGTGGTGGGGGGTGGGATCGTTATGACAGTAGTGGTAAAAAAGCAGGTAAATGTGGTGACGCTAAACAAGGTAGTAGTTATAGCGCTTGTTTAGGTAAAAAATATGCTGCTAGATTAAGAGCAAAAGGTGGCAAAAAAGCTATAGCAAATTGGGTTAAGAGAAAAAAATCCGCTCAACGTGATGCTGGAAGAGGAGAAAAAGGTAGTGGTGGTAAAGGAAAATCCCCCGTCAGAGTCAGTTATAAAGAATCGTTGAGTGAGATATTTGTAATAGCACAAAAAGAAGGTTTAAAACAAGATTTAATACGATTTTTAAAACAAGAATTTAATGACGGTCATTTAAAACCTATACACGGCGGAGTAAGTACAACTGAATTTAAAATTGACGATTGGTTAGAAAGTATTGCCGATGTAGTTGTAAATCATATAATACAATATTTTGAAACTATACGTAGTCAAACAGAACGTAACATATATTCAAAAGTTCCAATGGTATCAAATTAAAATATTATAAGTGATTGATTGTACAATAGTTATATAGTAAAGTATAAACATATGAGTTACTATATTAAAGATACAACCATAAACAAAGTTATAACATTTACCGATCCAAATGAAGTGGTCGGTTATCTAGAAAATCTCTGTCGTAAAAAACTTAAGAAAAGTCGTAAAGAACTAATGTTTGAGATGGAAACTCTTGGACATGGATATGATGATCCACAGGGTATAAACTTCACAACCACTATGAGTGATCACTTTGAAGTGGGGGCCATAAAAAAAGATGGTAGAATGATACGCACCAACATTCATGAATTAGCTAGAAATCTAAAATATCGTAAAGAAATGGGTGATTGATATATGATTAACTTGGATATCAAGTGGTCAGATCCAGTTCAAGTAGAAAAAAATGGCGATGTAACATTTCAACGTGAATGGATAATCGGTACCGTTTACCTAAACCAATTCTTCAATTACTGGAAAGTAAACAAACTTGCTTTAAAGAGCAAAGGATATGGTGTAATAAAAAGAGAAAATGAATGGGTTCTTACAGAAACCAAAGATAATCCCACCCTATTCAAAGATCCAAAAAAACCCAAACAAAAAGTAGATGAATCGCTTCCGGATTACGAAGTTAAAAATCCAGACGGATTACGTCCTTGGCAAGTTGACGCGGTAAGTAAGATAGTATCGTCGATCAAAAAGTGGGGGGCTGGCGTAGATGGAAGTGACGTTGGCATAGGAAAATGTCATTCTAGAGGTACCAAAATAAGAATGTTTGACGGTTCTATCAAAAATGTAGAGGACATTGTGGTGGGTGACAAACTGATGGGAGATGATTCTACTTCCAGAAAAGTTTTATCATTAGCTAATGGCGTAGACGAAATGTATGAAATCGTTCCAACCAATGGTGGAATAACATGGGGATGTAATAGTGAACATATACTCGTTTTAGATTATAAAGCTAGAAAACAAACGATAGAAATATCTGTGAAAGATTTTTTGTCTAAATACAAAACAAACAGACATAACTGGACTCTCCGAAGAGCAATTGTAAATTATCCATACAAAAAAACAAATGTTGAACCATATCTTATGGGATTGTGGATTGGAGACGGAACGTGGAACTCATTATCCATTACCACACATCGTGATGATTTACCAATCATTAATTATTTATATAATTTTGAAAAAAATTTAAATTTGAATGTCAGAATATATAAATCAAAGGATCGTATTAATAATAATTGTAATACCTATTACTTAAGAAGTAAAAAATTAGGCAATAATAATTTGTGGCAAGAATTTAAAAAATATGGTTTTGGAATAAACAGAGAAAAATTTATACCTAGAGATTTCTTGATAAACGACATTGTAGTCAGAAAACACTTATTAGCAGGACTTATTGATTCTGATGGATGGAAAGATACCAACGGATGTTATGGAATAATAACTAAATGGTGTCGCCTTAAAAATGATATAATTGAATTAGCTAGATCACTTGGATATAAAGTAAGTGAATCTAATAAAATTTCTAAAAATAATAATTTTGGAGTAAACGGAGAAATTTATTATAAAATACAAATATCAGGCGCACATGATTTACCTATCCTATTAAGTCGTAAAAAATCTACCGACAGAAAACAAAAAAAATCAGTATTATCTAGTGGATTTAAAATTTTACCAAGAGGAAAAGGAGAGTATTTTGGATTTACATTAGACGGAAACAATAGGTATCTCTTAGAAGATTTTACTATAACTCATAATACATATACAGCTACAGCTGTAGCTAGAGAACTCAATATGGACATTATGATAGTATGTCCTAAAGCAGTAAAAGAAAGTTGGAAAAGAGTTATCAAGAACCACTTTAAAATGTGGGGTAAATGTGTGGGTATTACCAACTATGAAGCTCTACGTACAGGTAAGACAGACAATATGTTTGCTTCATATGTAAAACGTAGAGATACCCATCGTAAAGAATTCGTTTGGAAGATTCCAAAAAATACTCTCATTGTTTGGGATGAAGCACAAAAGTTAAAGAATGCCAAAACCAAGAACAGTGAAATGTGTATGGCAGCACTCAAACAAGGTTACAAGATGTTGTTTTGTAGTGCTACCATGGCTACTAATCCACTTGAACTGCGTACTGTAGGACAATGTATTCAACTATTCAAAAATAATAAACAATATTACGAATGGGCATATGCACATGGTGTTACTAGAGGTAGATTCGGACTGGAGTTTCGTGGTAATATAGATGCTTTAAAGAAATTAAGCAATGACATATTTGTTAATAGAGGTGTTCGTCTCAATCGTGACACTATTCCTAACTTCCCAGAAAGTCAAATTATCGCGGAATGTTATGAAATGGAAAAAGAAGATCAAGACAAGATTAATTCAGCATATGAAGAAATGCAACTTGAATTGTTGAAGATTGAAAAACTTTTAAAGAAAGATAAAAAGAGTAACGAACTAACAGCTATATTACGTGCACGACAAACGGTGGAAATGATTAAAGTACCATTGTTTGTTGAAATGGTAGAAGAAGCTCTAGAAAACAACATGAGTGTTGTTGTATTTTTAAATTTCTCAGAGACTATTGAAGCACTTAGTCAACGGTTAAACACTAAGTGTATTGTTAATGGTGAAGCTAAATATGCAAAAGCTCGTCAACAAAACATAGATGATTTTCAGGCAGATAAACAAAGGGTTATATTAATAAATCTCGCCGCCGGTGGTGCTGGTTTAAGTTTACACGATGTTACTGGCAAGTATCCTCGTTTGGCTTTGATTAGTCCATCTTACTCAGCTGTCAATATGAGACAGGCAACGGGTAGAGTTTGGCGTGATAGTGCGAAGAGTAAGAGTATACAGAAGATTGTGTTTGTGTCAGGCACAGTCGAAGAAAAAGTGTGTAATAGTGTAAATCAAAAGTTGGCTAACTTAGATTTACTTAACGATGGAGATATGAATTATGTCTAAACAAAATAACAAATATTTAGTAAAATCGGCAGACTGGTCTATGACAGTTAGTATCAACGAAGAAATATTTGACGATCCACACATAGAAGCGTGTACGCGGTGTATTGAAAATAAAGTAAAAAATCTAAAACAAAACAGTGATTTCAATGTTAATCCAATAATGTTTGTTAAAAGTTTAAAACGTAAAAACTGTAAAGAAAAAATTGTTAACACATATAAAGTATTATTAAATGCTGGATATCATAACAGAGCTGAATTTTTACGTTTAAAATTTTATGAATCCACCGAAGTAGATCTTGCAATGGAACCGTTATCATCATCTAAATTCTAATGAACGACATATTTGATCAACAACAGATTGTAAAAAGGTTAGAGGAACTTGATGCACTCAAAGCAAAAGTAGAACAACTAATATCACTAAATAATTTAGGTCAGGATGTAAAAAAAGAACTTGACGAATTTAAAGAATTACGGTCTAAAGGCATAACTATTCCTCATTTAGAAAAACAATTTGCAGATCAGATATATCCTAAACGACCCAATCTTGGTAGATATAGTAAACCAATTACTCAGTTTGAAATTCAAGAAGTTATTGACAGAGCACCGTCCGCTAAAATGGCAGCTAGACTTTTAGGGGTTAGTTACAATACATTCAAAACACATGCTAAAAAATACGGTATACACGTAACAAAAGGGTGGCCAGCAGTTAAAGGTACAAAAGCTCCGAGAAGTTTAAGCAATCCACATGTAGGAAAATATCCAATAAATGATATTTTAGATGGTAAACATCCCGATTTTCCAATACATAGATTGAAAGATAAGTTGATAAGATCTGGTATAAAAAAGTCAGAGTGTGAACAGTGTGGATTTCACGAAAGAAGAATAGACGGTAAATTGCCATTATTACTCAATTTTGAAGATGGTAATAAACATAATCACAAATTAGAAAATATGAAATTATTTTGTTATAATTGTACTTTCACAAGTGGTAAAGGATATATAAGCAAAGGACCAAAAATTTTTGATCCGGATACTTTGCAGGACAGTAAAAAAATATTAAAACCTAGATTTTAACATGGATCAATACCAACATTTATTATCAAAATACAACGTATTAGTTTCATTTGATATTGCTAAAAAAATAAAACAATCTCAAATATCCAACATACGTAAAAAATTGGAAAAACAAAACATAGATCCTAAGAAAATAGATCGTGAAATTGATAAAGAAATCAAAAATTTAACAGAACGTTATATTAATAAAAATAGTATTCCTGGTATGTGTTCGGATATATCTGATAAAAAACTTATAATACAACCAAAAGTTCAACAAACTATACTAATTATTGCTAATAAAATTGTAGCTACGTGTAAGTTAAATAATTTTACAAAAGAACATGTTATATTTTTAATACAAGCTGTACTACACTTATTAAAAATAACAAACGATGACATGACAAAATTTAAAGAAAAATATAATATTGGTCAAGAATCGGATGATGACTATTTAGATGAAGAGGGTGAAAATGAAGAACCAGGATTTTAATGAAGCTTATGGAAATATTAAATATTAATGATGTTGCAACTTTAGTTAAAGATAAAAATGTTGTATTTATTACCGGCGTTACGGGACAAGATGGTAGTCACATGGTTGATTTTTTATTAAAAAATACAAATTATTTTATAATAGGAGGAGCAAGACGACTAAGTATTAAGAATCACGAAAACATCAAACATTTAGAAAACGAACTTCGTTTCAAATTAATAAATTTTGATTTAAGTGACGCGCATAGTATTTATAAAGTGATTGAAACGATAAAGCCTGACTATTTTATAAATTTAGCTGCTCAAACATTTGTAGGTAGTAGTTGGGATTTTCCATCTCAAACGTGGGAATGTAATACCACAAGTGTAATTCACATCTTGGAAGCGATTCGTCAACATAAACCCACTTGTAGATTTTACAATGCTGGAAGTAGTGAAGAATATGGTAATGTAGCTTATACTCCACAAGACGAAAATCATCCATCAAAACCTCGCAGTCCGTATGGTGCTAGCAAATCAGCTGCTAGACAATTAGTTAAAGTCTATAGAGAATCTTATAATTTATATGCTGTTCAAGGATTATTATTCAACCACGAAGGTACCCGCAGGGGAGAAGAATTTGTTACTCGTAAAATTACCAAGGGTGTAGCTAGAATCAAAAAAGCTATATTAGAAGGTAAATCATTTGAACCTATTGAACTTGGTAACGTAAAAGCAAGAAGAGATTGGAGTGACGCCGAAGACTTTGTTGATGGTATTTGGAAGATGTTGAATCAAGAAAAACCAAATGAATATGTACTATCCAGTAATGAAACACATACTATTGCAGAATTTGTTTGGTATGCTTTTAAAGCAGCAGATATTGATGGTGGGTGGCACGGTGAAGCTGAACTGGCAGAATTTAGTATTACTACACAAGACGCTATAAAATATGATCCCGTTTCATCTGTATTGGTCAAAATCAACCCAAAATTCTACAGACCGGCAGAGGTAGAATTATTGTTGGGTGATAGTACAAAAGCTAGAAACGAACTAAAATGGTCGCCGAAGACTTCGTTTGAACAACTTGTACAAAAGATGGTAATTCACGATTTGAATCAAATCGGATTATAATTATACAGTATATGAGTGATAGTCTATTATATAATGAAAAGGTAATGGATAGATTTATTAATCCACAAAATGTTGGAGATATTGAAAATCCAGACGCAATTGCGGAGGTTGGGGCAGCAGCTTGTGGCGATGTTCTTCGTATAACACTAAAAATAGATCCAGATACACATAAAGTATTAGACGCAAAGGCGAAAATATTTGGATGTGGTACAGCTATTTCCGCTGCCGATATGGCTATGAGTTTAATTAAAGGAAGAACGGTTGAAGAATTAAAAAATTTTTCAAACGATGAAGTATTAGATGCACTTGGCGGTGCAGAAAATTGGAAAACAAATATGCCACAAAAAATTCATTGTAGTGTTTTAGCTGAATCTGCAATTGAAGAAGCTTTAAAAGATTATATGAAAAAACACAATATTCTATAGAGATAAAAGAATATCTTGAAAATTTAGGATACCGTGTTACAATACTATGGGAAACCGATTTAAAAAATCAAAAAAGAAAAGGAATATAAGTTATGTTTAACAACAAAATACAAGGAATGAATCAATCTCCAAATGTTAATTTTGGATTGAAAGATACACAACCAGTACAATGTACAGATTGTAAAGGCGAAGTATTTCAAAACGGAGTTATATTTAGAAAAGTAAGTAAAATTCTGGCCGGTACAGATAAAGACGCATTGGTACCAATTACAATACCATATTGTGTAAACTGTATGGCGCCGTTGGAGGAACTATTGCCATCCGAATTAAAACAACCAAAGTTTAGTTTAGAAAAATAAAAAAACAACCCCCTCTGATATCAGAGGGGGGTTTTGTTATCCAAATAACATAGTTTTAGGAGTAATCTTTTCTTCTCTAACGCCCATACGTCCTTTAAGCATTCTTAAAGCAGATTTCGGATTCATCGTACCGAAGTTAAATCCGACAATACCGTACTTGGTACAAAACTCTTCTAATTCTTGAATATCTTTAGGATCGTATTCTTGAGTTGGAGTATTAATATATCCTGTTTCATCCTGTATATTTGACTGTTTACGTCTCAACATAGCTTGATACGGATCAAAACCATTACTAGCAGGCGCAGGCGCACTCTGTTGACGCATTACCATCATAGCTTGTAAGTTACCCGCGTTTATTGTTGGCCATTCCTCCATAATTAAAAGTAATAATTAAACCCAAAGTATTCGTTTTTATTTTTAGCATATTGAACAAACGCTAAAGCATTTGTCTTCATACGACGTTGAATTTGTTCTGGTCCACTACGGGCATTTTGGTGATTTAAATATTCTTTAGCGGCTGCATTCCAATCGCCGTTATTCATTAATCTAATTGTTTTTGGACCCATATCCCCACGATAAAATGCGTTAATAATTGCGTTTTTAACATATTGTGGAAATGATGAAAAATTACTGATTTTTTTACTTGCTAACTTTTCTTTTACTTTTACATCTACATTAAATAATTTTTCAATTTGATCGTCTGTAAGTTTTTGTTTGCCTTTTAAAATTAAATCATAATTTACATCATTACCAAATAATGTATTGAACAAGTCACGATCTTGTTGTGTATTTGTCAAATAATGTCCAATGCCAATCGTAGGCTTCTTTTCAGTATCCAAATACATGGTATTACGTTTACCTTCCCACTGACCAATATAGTCGCTAGTTTTTTTATTCAACAATGATGATTCGGATGATTTGAGTTTTGAAGATTGTTGTGTTATAGCCGGTTTAACAGATTGTTTAGCTGTCAATGTTGGACTTCCACTTAAAGCACCCAATCCTATTGCCCCTGCCGCAACCCAATCTTTCCAACCTTCTTCAAGTTTTTTAGAGTTCAAAATTTGTTCGGCTAATTCTAATTGTTCAGCAAAACTAAATTGAAAATCTTTTATTAACTTTCCTTTACCGGTGGCTACTAATCTTATTTCTTTATTTACTACAAAATCTTCTATGGCTTGTTTAACACTTCTGTTTATTTTAGACATTGAAAAATCATAATTGGGTAAATTTGAAAGTGTTAAAAATCCAGAACCTATGTCATATATAACACGTACATATCCTTTTGCAACTGCGTTTTCGTAAGTATCAACTAACGTGGTCCCCATTAACGGTCTGTCATTATTTTTAATCCAATCTTCATGACTATTACCCGCGTCAACAATTTTACCTTGTGGAGTAACCCAGTACTTTTTAACATCATAACTTTCATCCAACTCATCCGTAACAACATCTGACTTTTCTAGTTTTACTTTGAGTGGATGTAAATGTTTTGTATCGCCGTTAATCGGGTGATCCTTTTTTCCAAATCCTGTAGACATATTATCCATCCATTGACCATGTGTTATCTTATTTGTTTTTTCATCAATAACTCCGTCGAGAGACGTATCTTGCCAAATTTTTGCATCAATTCTACCTTTATTGTGTAGTTTTAATAAATCGCTGTGTGTAAACGAATAATCCATCAAAGATTCTAATTTTTTACGTATATTTGGATATTTGTTCCCAATACCAATCAAAATTGTTTGTACAGAACTTTTTGTTACTATATCTTTAACAGGTATTTTAGATTTGCCAATATTTTTAGTATTTTCAAGTTTGACAATCATTTTTAAAGCATATTTTTTATAGTTTTCATACGCTCTATGATCGTCTGTGTAAGTGTTGTTTTCTATCATACGTCTCAATTGTTGTAATTTTTTAGCATAAGTTGGTGGTAAATCCATTATTCTTTGATGTGCAGTTTGCACAAAATCTTTTTCTTTCTTTGACAGTTTAGTCTTATTAACAAAAAATTTTGGTACAAAATTACTAAATAATTTAAACTCACTTTGTGGTCCCGTACCTAATAAACCCATTTGAATATAAGTTCTACCTTTTGGAAATTTAGTCAAATATTGAATTAAGAGATCATATTGATCTTGTGTGATATAAGAATTCCATATAGCAACAAAGTAATAATTTACATCTTCAATATTAACCAACCACGATCTACCACTCAAACACGTTTTTCTTAAAAAAATTAAGTCATTTTGATCGGAATACTTTTCGTTTCTAATATTTTTAAGTTGTTCGTTACGATTATAAATAGTTTCTTTATGATCGGATCCCAGTGGTCCTTTTAATATAAGTTTATTTGATTCATCTGAATATATTATAAATCCATAACCATTTTCTTCAACCGCTTTAAAAATAGTAACATATTCGTCTGTACCTGGTTCATACAATCCCAAACTAAATCCCCGTGCAGACGGTGGAGAGCTTAGTAAATCACCAGGCCCCCCCACCAAATAATCTTTATTATTTATATTTAAAGTATACGTGTTCAAATTATATATTACAAACTTTCTTTTAGTTTACGAAGTGTGGTAGCTAATCTAGCTCGTTGTCCTAACTTTCCGCTTTTTTTAGCAGCACTTTTTAATTTTCCACTTGGTATTTTTTCACCGGACGGCACACCTAACTGCTTATGAAGCGCTCCTGGCTTTTTGATCGCTTTTTGAATCCATTTCTTTTTAGCTTCATCCATAGATTCAGATTCTTCGTCCGTTACATCGTCAACGGAACTTTCTTCATCGCCTTGTATAGGTAATTGATCACTGTTCATGTTGGCGGCGACGGGTTGTTCGTCGTCCTCAGAAGGCACAACAGCATTGTCATCTTCTGGACCCGCTGGAGTTTCATCTTGTACCGGCTGTAATTGTGTCATGAGTAAGTCATGCAGTTTTTGAGCCAATTCACGATCTAGAGTAATACTGACTGTTTCTTCAGCATTAACATCTGTTTCGTCTTCAACTTCTTTGATAATTTTTTTGATTGCTTCTTTTAGTCTTTGTTTGTTCATAAGTTTTTGATTGTTTTCTGCAAATCCGACAAAATCATATCCACTTCCACCGCCTGTACCTTGACCCTCAGGTGACACTTGTGATGGAAAAGGCGCTTCAGCCGCTTTAATTGGGCTTGATGAATAATCTTCACTCATTCTCCATCCGCCGCCTTTACTTTTATACCATTTAGCTGCAAAAGCATTGGCATAAGCACTAGGATAAACATCAAATTTGGATCTGGCTGCTGATTTGGCTCTAGCCCAAAGTGCTGGATTGGTTGGTTTTGGTTTTTTCTTTTTCTTAGCTTCTTCCAATTCTATATCAATTGTTTTATTTATAATTGGTTCGCTATTTCTACCATCCACTTTACCATTTGAAGTATTTCCAATTTTACCGTGCATATTTCCTTTCTTTAAACCTCCACGACCGGTTCTAGCCTCATCATTAAAACTTTGATTTGGATCTCCGAATCCAGAACTAGTACTTGGTTTAAATTCACTTGCTAAACCAGCAGCTACTAATTTAGTATAATAAGCAGGATCTTCAGTTAAATGATCCATCGCGATAGATTGCGCAATTTCAGGATCGTTTGTATGTTCCATCTCAACTTGAACCCCTATACTTAGTTGATTTGGATCAACTTGATTGGTTGGAGTATTATCCCCCACTCCACCTGGCAATTTTTTGTTTAAATTATCAATCATTTTTTAATCCTTGCTGAAATTTGTCAAAACTCTTACCACTACTTGCACTAGGATCAATCATCCACCTACGACCTCTCATAGGTTCACTACCTAGACTCGGATCATGAAATCTACCGTCACCTATATAATGCCAGTTTTTGTGAAGTGGTTCTGGTTTACGATATTTAGGAGGACCGTCTTTAGCAAAATTTCTCATAATTAACTCCAATTTCTACGTTGTTGTTTCTTTTCGTGTAAATCCCTCATTATTTCAGCAATAGCTTTTTCTTGTGGAGTACGATAATCCTCTTGTTTTGTTGGTTCATCATCTTTAATATCCAACATATGAAGTTTACTATAATATTGACGGTCTTTTTTTAGATTGTTCACGACATTTTGTTTAGCCACTTGTTTATCTTTAAGTACTAACTTTTTCATTTCATAGTCAATACCAGCAATTATTTCATCGGGAGTAACTTTATATTTGATTTGTTCTACATCTTTAACATAATCTTGAGGATTTTGACCTGTATATGGACCAAATGGAGCTATTTTTGACATGGAATCTTTAGCTCCAGCGGTAATTTTGCTTTTATCAATCAATGTACCAAAATGATTGGGATCTTGTGCAACGTCTGGACTGGTAAATGTTGAAACATCAGAAGCTCCAGAAACAGCTCCTCCTTGTGCATAAGGTGTACCAAGCATCATACGATCACCCAGTTCATTTTCTTGTAATTTTGACATATACTTATAAATATAATAGAATGACAATACTATATAAAATATGTTTATACGACTATAGATTAAAAAAACACGGAGATTGTTCTATAGCAAATTCCACTTCCGAATTAGTTTTTACATGTTTAACTTCTTTATTAAGACAAATGACATCTGAAGATGAAATAGTTTTCTTTTGTGACGGAGAAGATTGTATCAATCAATTAGAAAAATTATGTAAAAACTATAAGGTGAATTATAAGTACAAAACGTTCAATTATAAAAGTGCATCTAAGATTAATTATGAAACTACAATGTATATAAATTCAAATGAAATACAAGATCAAATTTATATATGTGAAGATGATTATTTACATTTTGATAATTCTTTAATTAAAATTAAAGAATTTTTAAATAAGTATCCGAATTATTTTTGTCACCCTATAGATTATCCAAACCTATACGAGGATGACGTAAGATTTGTATACGACTCCCAGATAATATTGTCAGATACCCATCATTGGAGATCCATAAAAAATACAACATATACATTGGCGTTCACTAAGTCGTTGTATAAAGAACACAATAGAACTTTTAGTATAATTAAAGATTATGTATACGACGAACATGGTATTAATTTGTTATACGTATTCAACAAATGTTTTAGTCCAATACCTTCACTAACGAGTCATATTACAAAAGGATGTATTCCATACATTACGGATACGAAAAAAGTCTATGATATAAATTATAATAAATTAATAGATCTTAAAATTTAAACTTTTTTATTATATTTACACAAGACTCTCCTTTACATTTAATTTTATTATATAAATTCATATCTATATATTTTGAATCAACCCACCAGTCTTCAAAATATTGATTCGATCTCAAAGGGACACATGTAACATTCTCACATAACAAATCATAACCCATGTTAAACAACAAACGGTTTTGTTCAGATTTAAGTAAATCGTCGTATCTATAACTATCATGTTCAATTGTTATGACTTTATATCTGTTAGTGGCTAATAATATTTTTTTTAAACATTCGGTGCTATAATAATCTATATCTATGGATAAATAATCTATTACACAGGGGACATTATTTTTTTCAAACAATTCCGGATAATTTATTTTTAACGCGTCCGTTTGGTAAAATTTACAACGCCTTGAAGTGTAATCATATTTTTCTAAATCAATACATATGCCATCCCATCCAATAGTTTCGAGAAAATAAGAATTATTAAAATTAATAGGGTCATTGGAGCCTATATCAACAAATGTACCAATTGATTGTTTATTTAAAATGTTATAAACAAATTCATCCTGATTTGCTTGCGAGTAAAAATTAAACATATAAATTTTTTAATAAAAAGCATTTTTTAAATACGTCACACGACTGCCATTCAAAAATATATTCTCCATCAACGTTGTATGGATTACTTGTTAAATCTACAACCGTGTATTCACTATCAAGTACATCTACATTATAATTTTTATTGTGATAAACCTCGTTTACATAATCGTTAATTAATAAACAATATTTATAATTTTTTATATTTTTTAAAAAAGACATAACGCTTTGATTTGACCAATGTTGTAATACATCTTTACATAATATAAGATCATACTGAGTATTATATATAAAATCGTGAATTTTAACATGATTAAATTTTATATTTTTATCGGCGAATTTTGAATTGTTATTATTAATAAGATCTTCAATTAAATCAATACCTAAATAATCAATGTTTTTAAGATCAATATGTTTCATTAAATTAAAATCTCCACATCCGACATCTAATATTGTTCTGATGTTTTTTTCTTTCAAGAATCCATTCAGAAAATTTAAATATGGCGTCGCACACTTTAAAGTTGATCCGTCGCCGCTTATACTTTCTTGATTTTTCCACAAGTTTTCGTTATATATTGTTTTAAAATAATCCATCGGTGTTGGATAAATAAATCGTTTAGGAATATTATCGGAAATTATATTAGGAATTTCTATTATATTTTTTTCACTTATTAAATTTTTAGAATCTAAAATAAATTTATAATTTTTATTATTATTACATTCTCCGTGTGAAAACGAATTTAATTTATTATGTAAATTATAACAATAACTTAAATGATAGCCAGCATTATTTATGGATATATGATCATCACATATATGATTTAATTTTCTAATATTAAAATGAGTATCAATTATATCTTTATATTTTTTATAAATTTTATATGGATAACAACAGTTAGCGTATGTTATATATTCAATTGGAATTCTAGTCGTGTTTGCATAAAATACACAATTAATTAAATTAAAATAATTTATTTTATCAAAATTTATTTTATCGAGTACTTTATCTAAAAAAACAATTTCATCCACATCTGAAAAAAAAATCAAATCGTCGTCGTTGAATGCAATTGTTTTCAAAAATCCTTCTCTTTGATTTTTTTCACGTATCCAATTATTTTTATAAGGTATATACGCCGATATCAAATTTTTTAAATCTATATCTTCGTCACTATCTGAATTTTCCATTCTAAAATAAATTATTTTATCTTCATATTTTTTAAATAATTTTCTATTTTCTGAAAAATAATATGGCTTGTCCATTCCGGAAAATGTTTTATTTGATTCAATTATTATAAATTTATCTACGTTTTGATAATTAATTACAAATTGTAATTGTAACATTTCCAGTTCATCATTAATCATGATTGAATAATATATCATAATAATATATATTAATACATAAGTGACATTTAATATTTTAACATATAACAACGGAGTAGGTATAGTTACAGATGCTATACTGTTAAAAAAATTGATTCATGATAATATTTCAACTAATGTAAAGGTTAAATTTGTAGGAGAAGACAATTTAGAAATTTCGGACATTGGTATATGGATTCAAAATTATGACATAAATTTGTTAAATTTATATAAAAAAAACGTGTTCTTTATTAATGAAGAATGGGCGGGAGTAAATGAATTATCAAATTTACATTTATTTGATTATGTAATCTGTAAATCTAATTACGCTAAAAAGTTGTTATCATCGTATCATAATGTAATATTCATCCCATTTATATCAATTGATTATTATGATCCATCTATAGTAAGAAAACGTTTTAATTTACATTTTGCAGGTAGATCAATACAAAAAAACACAGAGTTAGTATTATCAATGACAAATAATTTGACTCTCATAGATCCGTACAATCGATACAAAGTAAATGAAGATGTGAATCATATTAATACATATCAATCTAAAGAACAGATTATACAGTTACTAAATTCTCATAATATACACATATGTTGTAGTTTATACGAAAGTTGGGGTCATTATTTATTTGAAGGACTTTCTACAGGAGCTGAAATAATATGTAGCGATATACCTGTGTTTAAAGAACAATTAGATACTGATCTTGTACATTTTATTCCAACTGTAGAAAATATTAATATTAACTATCAATATAACTCGGATAATATAAATAAAAAATTTCCATTACGAAAAAGTTTTTATGTAAATATGCACATGTACACGGATGTTATAAAATATTTAAAACCAAAAGGTACATCAACAAAACGAAGACTTTTATTCAAACACATATTAGACAAAAATTCAAAACAATTAATTGATTTTTTAAAAAATATATGATTAAAATTTTGCCAGAAAAATATTCAGGAGGATTGGGAAATAAAATGTTTATTTATGGTGCCGCGCAAATATTATCTAAAAATCACGGATTGATGGTAACTCCTAAATTGTTGGAATATCCGTGTAATTATAATAAAAATTTTAATATTACAAAATTTGAATCTGATATTATTGTTAATAACAACAATTTTTTAGAAATAACAAACTTGAAAAAAATAAAATCAAATTTATTATTAGATGGATATTTTCAAACCGCAGAAATAGTATACAAATATAAAAATGATTTTAAAGCTTTATTTGAAATTGATCAAGAACCGATTGAAGGTACAATCATTCACTATAGATTGGGAGATCTTTTAAGTTTATATAACGGAGAGGCTGTTACAAAATTGTGTTATTTTGAAAAATGTATACAATATATCAATAAAAAAGAAAATATTTATATAACGACTGACAGTCCATCTCACAAAAGTATTAATTATTTAATTAAAAAATATAATATTAAATTGATTGATATAAAAAGATCGGATACTATTAAGTTTGCTTCTAGATTTACCAATAAAATTCTTAGTATGGGCACATTTAGTTGGTGGATCGGACTATTAGGAATACAAAAATCTAATGTATACTGTCCTATACCACACGAATATATTGACTGGATGGGCAATATTTATGTTTTAAATAATTGGAACTATGTAAGTTATAAATAAATTATGTATTTAAAGAAGATTTAATCTTAGACGATGAAATGTGTTTAGTTCTTTCTATAAGATGTAATCTGCAATCGTCCACTTTGTAATACTTATTTATGTATTCAAAATTCTCTCTACCAGCAACAACATAGTCAGCGTTTAGTTTATTAAGAAGATCGTCGGTTACGATTAAATCAGCATTTTCGTATACAGAATCTACATACTTACAAGATTTAATTATTTCAATCCGTTCCGAGTATGGAATAATAGGCTTACTTTTATAAGTCATTACATCGTCGTCGTTATGTACGCCTACTATCAATTTGTGAAAACTATCTTTAATTTTTTTAAATAAATTTAGATGTCCTATATGAAACATATCAAATACGCCGTACGTATAAACAGTATACTCAGACTTTGCTTCAATCATATTTTTATCAGGACTAAAGTTTGGTTTTTCTTGCATAAAATCTTCACCATATCTAAATTGTAAGTACTTATGTAGATGTCTTGGACATTTAAATTTTAAACCCTCCAATTCTATAGATTCTAATTCATCATAAAAATATTTTGGTGTATATATATTCTGCCACGTACAACTCTTAACGATTTTTGAGTCCACATACCAAAAATATATGTCAATATGTACCATTGTAAATTCATTATTGTTTTTAGGATATATGCAAATATATTGGTTTGGAGAGTGATGCATAATATAATACTCGGAAGATAACGATTCACATAAAAATTCACTATCAATTTCATTTAGTAAAATGCTGATGTCTAAATCATTATCGTGTTTTATAACTTTATTTTTTCTATACGCGCCTAATAAAGTTCCATAATCTATCCAATATTTTATTTTTAAATTTTCTAAAATATTTGTTACCTTTTTAAGTTCAATTATATCATGATACCTATCACTCTTACCTATTATAACTTGAGTTTCTTTAATTTTCGATGCGATGTTATAATCCGATCCAATTATATACTTTTGTTCTTGATGTGTTTTAAATTTACTCATTTGGTTTAAACAATTTATACGATGTTACAACGTTTTCAAGTATAGATACACTTGCAAAATCATGCAGATTCCACAGATCTTCTGAATAGTTTAATCCCGTTTTTCCAATTTGATTAGTTCTAGATACTAACGGAGAAATCACTTTACAAGGTTCGGATTGATTGTCAATCGTAGCGTCAAATGTTATATCCATTCTCCATTGTTTAAACATATGTCTTTCCCAAAATAATTTTGATATACCAGTACCCCAACAAGAAACATATTTGTTGCCTGTCAATGATAACAAAACAGAACTATCTTTATTTTGATATATTATGTCATTCTTATTAAAAAGTTCGTGTTTATTCAAAGTACATAATAATGAATCATTCAATAAATTATTTTGTAAACAGTATGTAGATAAATCATATAGATCTGGAGAACAAATTATATCATCTTCCAATAAAAAAACATAATCTAATTTTAAATCATTAAAACAATAGTTGAATGATACAAAATGATTCAAAGCTGGCTTAAATCTATAATAATTTTTGAATATAGTTTTATTCCAATGATTTGGAATCATCGCAACCATATTTTCAGAGTCGGGTTCTACAAAAAATAAAAAATGAATTTTATCTAAATTATTTAACTTATTAACATGTTGTATGTACTGTGTAAAATATTCCAGTCGTTCATTTGAAGTATAACACAAAGGTGTAATAATATGCATAAAATTTATTTTTTAATAAATAATCCATCACCCCAATTTTCACCTGACATATCTAATTCAACCAGTTCAAATCCAAATATTTTTAAAAAATCCATTACTTCATTCAATTTAGCACACCCAGCGTATAATTCATCAATGTTCACTTCACTTATTATATAATCAATACTTTTTAAAACGTTAACCGAACCTTTAAATACTTCCAATTCATACCCCTGTACATCTATATTAATCATATTAAAATTGTTTTTATCAAAGGTTATATCGTCTAATTTTTTAATCTCTACTATTTCACGATTATTAAATCTGATAAATGGATATTGTGTTATGTGTAATTTAGGCTCTAAAATAGAAGACGACATTCCATAATTATCCGTTTCAACAAACATTTCTATAAAATCCGATTTATTGCCTAATGCTATATTATGTATTATACATTCATTGCCTACCGATGATTTTAATACATTAAAATTATTTTTTATAGGTTCAAAAAACATTAAATTTTTTATATTATGTGACTTATACAATTTGTATTCCTGACCATGGTGTGCACCTATATGTAATATTCCTTTTATTTTTAAATTATATTTACTAATAATAGTATTAAAATCTAAAATCATAGTAATATAAAAGGTTCGTTTTTAATCTTATCCACAAACAATTGTTTATCAATTTTAATATTGACAGCGCTACAATCGTTTAATCCACTATAAATATTGAGATTTTTATCATCAACGACTACATTCATAGGAAATATAACTTCGTATTTTACGACCTCACATAGTTTGGTTTTCCTCCAGCTCCACAAATCATTTAATAATGTGACATCGTTATATTCTCTATTAGCCTCAAATAAGGGTTTGTATGTATATCCTAACGGAGACAAATCATAATTTAACCGCAACAATCCAACGAAATATTTAAAATGTAGACGACTAAACCATACATAACTATGAAACAATAAATACTTAATATCATCTACTTCAAAGACATTTGTACTTAAACCAGGATTACCGTATTTTTCAATCCACGGTTGTAAATTAATTTCTTTTTTATATATAATATTTTCATTATCATCCATAATTGTATATGGATTTACATGATATATTATTTTATTACCATAAAATTGCCAATGTTTTTCAAAATGAGCATTTTGTGTTTTAAAATTAGTAAACTCTTTTGTAGTTAAATTGTACTTTTTGTACTCAACGTTTATTATTTTCTCAATATCATTTTTATCTCGTTTACAACAACACACACTTATCTCATTCTCATTTATAAATCTAGCATCTTCATAACTCCATAGATAACTGTCATCAACTGTATGTTGTAATAAAACGCTATCTAGATCATCTACTATATCACTTACCAGTAGTTTTCCTTCAAATTTAGACTCTCGTCTGTATATGGTTCTGCCATTAAAATGAGATGGATTAAAATAATTGTTAATCCCATTAAATTTTTTAAGTAATTCAATTTCTAAAATTTTTAAGTCAAAAATCATATACACATGTTATATGTTCTTCTGGATCTCCTTCTACCGAATAATTAATATCATTTATATTTGATGGATAATAACCATTATTCTCTAATATTTGCCACGTATTTTTGTATACACCATTTATACTATCATCGTTAAATCTACGACCAGATACGATTAATCGGTTTGTCATTAATTTTATATCGGATAAATATGCATTAATATCTTTTTCAAGTATATGTTGAAAAACAAGCGTTGCGTATATACAATCATATTTTCTCATTTTTATATATTCCCATTCGGAGGAAAGTTCGATATTCGTATAATCATGAATAGATTTACTAAATTTTATTTTTGAATACTCCTCCGATTTATTTATCATATTAGGATTATCATATCCATAAATTTTCCAATTTGGAAAATTTTGAGAAAATTCAAATATATTTCTTCCTATTCCAAATCCAAAATCTAAAATAGACAACGATTTGTTTTTCTCCCCTATTAACGGTATCAACCACATATCTGATTTTATAGTATCGGTTGTTCCATTAGTTAATACTAAATCAATGACTTTTTCTAAGTCAAAACTTGATATTTCCGACCATCCATTAAAAGTATTTTTCATATAATTCCATATTTTATAAAACCATCAAAGTGATACATTAAAGTTTTAGATGTATATATTCCTATTTCGTCTAACATGTTATACATTTCCCAATTTTTTCTAGAGTTAATCATTAAATTTTTAGAAAAATCCATATTATTTAAACAAAAATCAATTTTTTCTTCCAAATCAGAAAGATCAATTTTTATCTCCAAAAAAGTACTTTCATTTTTTCCAACGCCATAAATTTCAATTTCGTTATCAAAATTATTTGTTATAGAAATACATCCAGCAGCTTGTGATTCATGAAGTCTATTTGTAGGAAAACTATTACCTTTTACAGCAACACAAAACATACTTTCAACCATCATATTACAATATTCTTCTGGAGAATAATATTTGTCAGTATTACTTTTTAATTCATTCTCTACAACGGTATTAAAAAAAGTTCTATAACTTGGATCACAATTAAAAAATTTTAAATATGAATCGTATTTTTTATTATTATATATTTTTTTAATTAAATTATATCTAAAATATTTTTCTGATTCACTAAAATTAGTAAGTTTGGAAGGATTGCCTGTTAAACTTCCTGTAAAATAAATCCTTGATTTTTTATTATTTATATCTATTGTTTTATTCTTAAATATCTGACTATTAGATATATAAGATGTAGTCAAAAAAAGTTTATCGCGAATTTGTTTATTATAACGATCTCTATCAATATATAAAGCATTATTAATAAACATTAATGTTTTATCAATTGTATATTGTTCTACATTTTGTAAATAAAATTCTTGGCCATCTTCATAATTAATACAAACAAGCTTATTTTTGAAAGACTTTGCATATTCATTTATTTTTGACATTCCTGGTTCCCAGGACGTATTATCATAAAAAATAATTTCAAATTGATTTATATCGTTTTTATTCCAAATGTGGTAACTATAGTAGTTATATAAATTATTAAATATCCAAATTGAGTTATTATCCAATTCATAAAAATATATGTCATAGTCTAGTTTATAATGTAAAAATTTTAAAATATCTATAGCTCTCGTTGTCAAGAGCTGACAATCAAAATAAAATAACACTTTTTTCATAATTGTATACCATTATAAACACAACAACTTTTATTACATGGATAATGTGGACTTTCTACATCTAAATTATATTTTTCACAAAAATCTAACATATAATTAAAAGTTATATCTGAATTACTTGGGCCAGATTGATCGGCGTCCCTAAACGAAGAAAATAGCTTTTTAACATCTTCTATAAAGATTTCATCTTTTTCAATTTTTATTTTTTTAACAAAATCATTTGATGTATATACATTTGTTTTCTTTTGAAATTCTCTCAACATGATATATTTTTTTCTATCAATACACTCTCGTAATGTTTGTAAATTTGCACAGTTAACGTGAGAAAATGGATTTAGAAATCCCGAGAATACAATTGATTGGTGATATTGCAAATGAGATTTCATATGAAATACGATGTTTGAATTATACATCTGTTTCTCATTTTTTAATATAAATGTTTCGTGTGATCCGAAATTAGAAGACACACACATGTTTTTTTGTTTTTTTATTAATCTAGAAGGCATGAAATAATGACCGCCGTGGTTTTGTGCAAATTCTTCATGTGTTTTCGGAATGTTTGGATGAATCGGACACATTACGCCTTCTGTATGTTCACACCAAATAAACCGTACTACATTAAAATTTTCTTTTTCTGCGAGATTTAATACATTGTCAAAATCATTTAGTAATTCAGGAGAAGGTCTTTCATCCGCATCCAGCCACAATACCCATTCATTTTCAGGTACGTCATCTACCATCGCTCGTCTACACGATTCAATTTCTAAAAATTTATTAAGTTGCCTTACAACAACTTTTCCAGTCACGGCATTTGTTAATTTTTCATAAAACTCTGCTGGGCCGGAATTAAGTATAGTGATAGAATCAAAATATTTTTCACATACATTAACTGTATTTATAACAATATCAAATCTATCGTCACATCCATATAAAATTCTCAAGTGTTTTTTCATAATTATTTTGCTAAATGTGAATATAATTTATGTACGTATATATCATCAACTCCTAGTTCATTTACTTTATCGTACAAATAAAAATTCATTAAATCATTAATTTCAGATCTGTACGATTCGTTGAAATTATGTTCTATACTTATGGATAAAATTCTACGTTTCCACGCCCGCGAATCCTTAATATATTCGTCTTCAAAAAAATTTTTTAAAATTTCAAGTTCACTTCCCTCTGTATCTATTGATAGATAATGAATCATAGTTGACGATTGTAATTTATTTAATACGTTGTACAATGTGTCACACTTTTTATCTATAATAGAGTAGTCTTTAAAATGATCATCCGGTTTATTAATTGACGAAAAATATTCATTAAAGTAACCGGTATTTTTTATATCAAAATATTTTTGAGTACCTGTATGGTTATATACCAACGTATCATCACATTTACAGTTTCTATTTTGCAATAGAGTTGGAAAACTTATACTGGACGGTTCTAAACAAATACCATCCCATTTAAATTGTTTTTCCAAAATATAACTGTTTGATATTGTTATCCCATCGCCAGCACCTATATCTACAAAATATCCATAATCCATTCTATCAAACAATTTTTCAATAATATATTGATCTTGTCCATATTGAGATTTGTATTCTATATTCATATTGTATTACTCCGATTAATATACCAATTATAAGTATTTTTTAATCCATCCTTCAAATTAACTTTAGGTTTCCATCCCATATTAAATATTTTACTAGAATCCAACAATCGTTTCGGAGTGCCGTTTGGCTTTGTAACATCCCATATGATTTTTCCATCATAATCAACAATATCTTTAATTATTTCAACAATTTCTTTGATTGTATAATCATCTCCATAACCAACATTGATTATTTCATCGGAGTTATAATTGTTAATTAAAAACAATGAAGCGTCTGCTATATCATCGGCATTCATGAACTCTCTTCTAACACTACCATCTCCCCAACAAACTACCTCATCCAATTTATTAATCTTGGCTTCATGAAATCTACGAATCAAAGCAGGTAATACATGTGAATTGGTTGGGTGGAAGTTATCATTAACTCCATATAAATTACAAGGCATAGTAGAAATATAGTCTACACCATATTGTTTTCTATAAGACTGACACATTTTAATACCAGCAATCTTTGCAATTGCATATGCATCGTTAGTAGGTTCAAGCATTCCGGTTAATAAAGAAATTTCTTTTACAGGCACATCCGCATATTTTGGATATATACACACGCTGCCCATAAATAAAAGTTTCTTAACATTATTCTCAAATGAAGATTTAATTATATTGGTTTGAATTTGAATATTATCTACAATAAAATCGGCTGGATATGTATTGTTAGCATGAATACCACCTACCTTAGCAGCTGCTAAAAATACGTATTCAGGTTTTTCTCGTTTAAAGAAATTTGATACATCAACTTGATTAGTTAAATCTAATTCCTTACGAGTTTTATAAACTAAATTAGTATATCCTTCTTTTTGTAAAAGTCTTAAAATAGCACTTCCAACTAAGCCTTTGTGTCCAGCAATGTAAATTTTATCAGATTTATTCATATTAAAATATTAATCTCGTGCGTAAATTAAATTTGTTTTCCATTTTCATCTAATTGATTAAAATTAATTTTCATAACAATATTTCATCAGTTCATATGTATGTTCCAAATTTGGATATGCCCACTGTTGGTCACTAGAATAATTAGTACTAAACGACTCCATTCCATTTACTTTATCTAATTTATATTCAACCAACCCAACATAATCCGTTCCTAAATAATCAATTTGACCACCATATCCAGTTGTTATGATTGGTTTACCTAAATTATATGCGTCAAAAATTGTTAACCCAAAACCTTCTCCTTTATTAAGGCTTATATAACAGTCTCCAAAACTATGTAACGCAAGTATTTCTCTATTAGAGATATTATCTAATATAAGAAATATTTTGGTACCTAACTTATTTGTTAAAGACTTTACTTTTTCAATACAATAATTTTTATTTTTATATTCTTTGTAATGAATTTTTAACACTAACTGTGTATCTTCGTATTTATCATTAAAAATGTCAAAAACGGTTATAAGATCTTCAATTCCTTTTCTAAAATTAAATTCGCCTATACTATAAAATGTAAACTTATCTTTTGGTATTATTACATCATTATAATCTTTTATAACAATACCATCTTTGTTAATTAACTTTTTATGGTGCCATATATGTGGCACAACAGTTATGTTAGATTTAACACCTGAATTAATAAAACATTCTTTATTAAAGACGGAGGGCACCATGACTTCAGGTACCAAATTAATACAATCAACCCACTTTTCAGGTAGTTTATTTGTTTCCCACGTACAATATCCAGAAATATAAGGTATTTTTTTATTTTCATTGAGAAATCCTTCCCATATATCAGGAGTAGAGTGTATTATTGCTTTATTAAAATTAAAGCTATATGATTGAATTGCCGACTCCGCTAATGCATCTACGTAATACGTCTTATCATTGGTACTATCATCAAAATTAAGAGGAACCCATTTTATTGGAATTCCTCTTAATACGTAATCTGCTATATAACCTTTAGCAGCACAAGCATAACCACTAGTACCGGTTTGACCTATGTATTTGATTGCATCGTCTTCTGTTATATCAAATGATTTTTTTACTTCTTGTTTACTAACTTGATCTGGACGAATTATACGAGATCGTGAAACAACAAGCGGATTTTCAGTTGTTATAACATTTTTAATCATTTAGTAATAGTTTTAATTAATTTAGCAATACATGCCATAAACGTAATTTCTTTGTCTACAACCATGTTGCTTTGATACATATATTCTGCTACTTCAATTATCACAGATATTTCTTTACCTGTAGCAAATTCTCCACATTTATTATATAACTCACTATATAATTCATCAAATGATTTTGTTCCAGAATCCGCGATTAACTGACGAATTTCGTTAAAAACTTTACCATTAGTCTTTGAATTCTTCAATAGTTCAATCAACTTATTTTTAAGATCAAAACTAGCACTTTGTGTTTTAACTAACTTTAAAGATCCGTTGGTAGAACTCTGTTGAAGAAAGTTAACAATTTTGCGAATATCAGGATAAAAATTATCAACGACGATCTTCAAATCGGATAGTTCATACTTAACCGTTTCCTCATCCAAAATATTCTTAGCATAAAGTGCTACATCTTTTTTGGCAGGAGGTTCAATCTGAAATACCTGACACCGACTAATAAGTGGAGAAATAATCTTCTCTATGTAATTACAAGTAAGAATGAATCGTGTAGTTTTACTATACGTCTCCATTAGATTGCGAAGTGAAGCTTGTGAAGCAGCAGACATATAGTCCGATTCGTCCAAAATGACAATCTTAAGATCGTAAAACCCCATTGAAGAAGCAAACGGTCTGATCTTGTCACGAACGAAGTCTACGCCGGTATTATCTGATGCGTTTACATACATCACATCACATGGAATATTTTTCGTTAGAATTTTAGCAAGAGTAGTCTTGCCAGTACCAGCATTTCCATGAAACAACAAGTGAGGAATGTCCTTTTTAGAAATAAAATCCTTCAAGATACTTCTCAATTGATCACTACAAATGTAATTTTCTACAGTATCAGGACGATATCGTTCGGCCCATAAACTGTGTTGTTCTATATTTACAGACTTTTCTTCAACAAAGAAATTCATAATTAATCTACACTCTTGATTTCAATTAGATAATAATTGCTATTGAACAAATCATTATTGAACTCTACATGCATAATACCCTGGTCGCTAATCTTAAGTACTGCATTTTCACAATCACTGTTACTAGTGAGAATTTCTTTAAGATACTTCGCGCTAAAGTGAATAGTCTTAACAAGACCATCTTTACCTTCCACTGGCTTTACATCAATATTAATACGATTGCTATTAACATTACTGTATCCGATTATAAGTTTGATCTTATCTTTTTTATCCTTTGTAAAAGTCATGGTATCAACGTCACTCAACGCACTTTTAGCTTTTACAAATGTAGTTACAAACTCTTTGGTTAATGGAATTTCCAAATTGAACGGAGGCAACTTCTTTAGATCCGGTACCTTTGGAATTACATTAAGATCTGCTGTAACATATTGCACCTCTGTCGTTTCACAATTTAGTGAAAGTGAGACGATCTTATCGTCACGTTTGTTAAATGATACGTTAACATCGTCTGAGAGAACGTTCAACAGTTTCTTAAATTTGGTCGTATCATTAATACCAAATTCACTATCGGTTAATCCCGCGTCGTCTTTAATTACTACATAACTCAAAACATTTTTGTCATCGCTAATAGATGACGTTTTGATTTGTTTGTTGGTGGTATCAACAACCCATTTTACACTTTCAATGGATCCGTTGAGTGAATATTTATCTATAAACGTATTTATTACTTGTTTCTTCATACTCTATTATTCTAATTCTGATTGTTTGTTTTGTCAATTTTTGAATTCAAAAAATTCATTTAAATTTTCGTTAATTACCAAGTCCGTATTTAAACATTTAGTACCATCTTCTTTGTATAAATCAATTGGAGAGATATAAAAATGATTTATAAGATAATCGGCATATGCTACATTTCGCATTTGATAATAAACTTTCACATCGTTTTCTATAGATCTAAACTCTATGTAGTAGACTTTAGGATCGCTTAAACGATATAACTGATTTTTAGGAATATATAAAAGTTTGTCACATATTTGATTTTTTGTAAATTCTATATATGGTCCTCGTTGTCCTATTACTACACGTTGATATTGTTCTGCAATAGCAGAATAGGATGGATATTTTGTATATAGTGATATTTTATCACCATTTAAAGGTAATGTTAATTTTTGCGCAGAAGACTTCATTTAGATATGATAACATATTATCATTCAATGTCAATCAAAAACTAAAGAATTCTCCTAATTTAGCATCTGTTTCATTTGGATAATCCCAACTCAACACATTATAAAAATCAATCAACTTGCTCTTGAGCTCTTGTTCATACATTGCATCTCTATCAACATATTGTTCAATAAACTCCAAAATACGTTGTGGATCTGTACCGTCAGCCTTCATTGCAATACATTCCATGCCAAACGGATTTTGCTTTAGATATACCCACTTGATTTTCTGACCATGAAAGATTTCTGGAATCTCATTGTCCAATTGCCACAACTTCAACAAATCATTGTAATAACAACCAGCTTTTACTTGAGCAGGAGCGCCCTTGATCATTTGAAACGGATGTCTACTCTTTGGATTATAATCGTTTACCTTATCTTGGCTAACGAATTTAACACTGGTATTTTTAGCAATCTCAATAACCGAATAACTAGTCATACTCTCCTTAAACTTAAGAATAGACTCATCAATTTCTTCTTTAGGAACTTTACGAAGTATATTCTGTAAAAACTGTTCCATAAACTTACGAAACCTAATTGGAAAGCTAGTACGTACAACGTCAATACCCTTGACTTCCAATTCATCACACTCAATACCACCTTTGTTGATGATGAACTGAGCATATCGTTTCTTAGCCAGCCAAAAACTGGTCTTTGCAATAACTTCTTGTTTTGCATCAAACCGATGTTTTTGAACATTAAACATACGATCTGCCATTACGTTAAATGTGTCATTAACATGTTTCTGAGCTTCTGTACAAACCTTCAAAATAGCCTCAGTCATGTGTTTTTCATCATTAAGATCAATATCAGGCATTTTGTGTTTAATGATTGGCAAAGCACTAGCAAAACAAGAATCTGTATCAACATAGATAACATAATCCTTGTTTTCAGTATCGTTTAATGTCTTTTTATAATATTGATTGATTGCTTTGTTAGCGGTCTTAATAATATCTTGACCAGTTAAGGTAACAGCACTCGCATTATCCTTATCATAAAATCTAAAGATCGGTAGGCCCAATACACCATAGATTGAATTAAGTAATACTTTTTGTACTTTTTGACGACTATCATAAAATTCATATTTTTCCCATTCTTTAGCATCAGCATGTTTTTTAGCTAGTTTACGAAGATCTTTACGTTCATCGAACCACTTTACTAGAATTTCAGGAATAACACCTTGAAATGACTGATTGTACATTACTCCATTACTAGCAATACTGTAATTGGAAGATTTCAATAATTTAGTAAATTGTTCTTTTGTATATGAAGCTGACCCAACTTGAATCGTATCAATCTCACCCTTCATATATTTCTCAAAATCCCAATTCTCAGCTTTAGCTATTTTAGTTTCAGGTGAAATGTTAAGACTGATGATGATATTCGGATACATTGATGTGAGATCCAAATCAAAGACCCAATCATAACGACCAGGAACAGGATCTTTAACATATGCACCTTCAAATCCCTCTTCTCCTTGTTCCATCTGGTTTTCATATTCTTCTCTACCATCAATAGGTTTATTTTTAGCTACTTGACCCTTACGACGAAGATACATAAGAATAGCACCTTCAATAAATCGTGAACTCATTGTAAAACAATCATATGGTACATGTCCTTTGTGACAGATAGCTCTTGCCTGTTCAATAAATTGAAGTTTCTTTTCTAGAGCAACAATGATCTTTACGTCATTTAAGTTATATTCAATATACTTGTTTAGATCACTCTTATACAAATCATCCAAACTACCACGATAGGTAATCTTTTCCATGCCCACCACTTTCTTACCAATTGCACCCAATGCATAACTTGGTTCTTGCTTGATATTCCACTTCTTATACAAGACCATGTAATCAATAAATGAAACACCTGCTACAACGATCTTACCACTCCAATCGTTCTTATAACAAACATTAATTGGACTCAATCGTTTAGATTCGCGATCACTCAATACACGTTTAATTCTATTAAATACATAAGGAGTATCAAACTCATCAATATTCCATCCAGTAGCAATCGTTGGTTGAATTTCTTCCCACTTTGTCAAAAAGTGCATTAGTAGACTTGATTCGTCTTGAAATCCACGAACTTCTACATTTTCTTTTTTGTAGTCTTCTAGACGATGTTCCTTATCCAAGATAAATGCGGTATACTGTTCTGCTGCAGCGTCATACAACGCAATAGCAGTAATTTCTTTATCAGCTTCATCTACCTTTGGAAATCCACCTTCGGTACTAACTTCAATGTCATAATAAACAACACGATGGCCTACAGATGAATCATCGCTGTCTTCATAGGCATCAATCAAAACCCGAGTTTCGGCTGGAACATCACTCTCAAACAGACTTGGGTCTTTAGGACTGAACTTATATACTTTTTCAAGTTCATCGCCATAAATACTCTTATACATACCACCCTTACGCTTACGATAAGCATATGGTTGATATGGAAACTTTACATATCCACGTTTATCGTCCCACAAATGGACCGTATTGTCCTTCTTTGAAATAAAAATATTT